GTACTGAGGATGACACTGTACGTAAGATTCGTCGTACCTTCCGAGGTAAGTAGTAATGGTATTGCTGCAAGTTAAGCAGTACTACCCCCAGACAGATAGTGCAACAGGTCACGGAGATCGGATGTGCTTTAGCTCAACATGTGCTATGGCAATCAAGTATCTCCGTCCTGATGCGCTTAAGGGTAGTAACGCAGATGATGATTACCTCCGTACTGTATTGAAGTACGGCGATACAACTGAATATACATCACACATCAAGGCTTGTCAGCAGTACGGTATCTTAGCTACCTTCTACCAAAAGGGCACTAAACAAGCTTTGATCAATGAACTAAAGGCTGGTTATCCAGTTGCTACTGGCATCCTCCATAAAGGTCCTGCTACTGCTCCTAGGGGTGGTGGGCATTGGATGTTATTGATTGGTGATGAGGGTGAACGTGGTGTCTTCCATGACCCATACGGTGAGATGGATAACGTTAACGGAGGCTATGTCACTATTGGTAGTGGTGGTAGTAGTGTCCGTTATTCTTGGAAGAACTGGCTTAAGCGTTGGGAAGTGGAGGGTAGTGGTACTGGATGGTTCATGACCTTCCGTCCTACCTCTACACCGCAACCTGTAGCTACTGTTGCTAACACTTGGGAGGGAGTGATCACTGCTGCCTCTAAGGCTGGTGCTAAGTTCCCACAAGTAGTAGCAGCACAGTGGGCATTAGAGAGTGGATGGGGTAAGCATACCTCTGGTACACATAACTACTTTGGACTTAAAGGATCTGGTACTGACCATGAGACTAAAGAGTTTATTGATGGTAAATGGATCACGATTACTGCTGGGTTCATTAACTTCCCGGATCTTCAGTCGTGTGTCTCCTATTTGACACAACGTTGGTACAAGGACTACAAGACATATAAAGGTGTGAATAGAGCAACCTCTGTAGAGGAGTGTTGCAAACTTTTAGTCAAGGAGGGGTACGCCACTGATCCCAACTATAGCACTAAACTGATTAACATCATCAACCAAAAGAAATGATTGAAGCGGTTATCACAGGTGTTGCTTCTCTGGTGATTGGGATAGGTGGCGGTATTGCAGCTATTAATAGTAAATCGAACACACGTATGGATCAATTAGACAAACGTATTGATTCCATTGAGTTGAGGTTTGCTGAGAAGTACGTCCCTCGCCAAGAGCTAGCTAACGCCTTACAAAAGATGGAGGATCACATGATCAGAATCGAGAACAAGCTGGACCAGATTGTATTGAGAAATGGCTAAGAAAACCTGCATTAAATGCGGGATAGAAAAAGAGTTGGACAAATTTGAGAGTAAACGTAACACTTGTAAGGAATGCAGAAACCAGCAAGCTCGTGATTCTCAAAGAGCAAGAACTTGGAAGTACCGAACTCAGTACGGTATTACTTTAAAGGATTACGATTTACTCTACGAACAGCAGAATGGCCTTTGCTCTATTTGTGGTACAGATACCCCTGGAGGTCCCGGAGAACGTTTTAGAGTAGATCATAACCATGAAACGAATGAAGTTCGTGGGTTACTTTGCAATAACTGCAACCGTGGACTTGGTTACTTAAAAGATAGCCCAACAATACTATCTAAAGCCTTGACTTATTTACTTACTAACGGACACTATGGCACCTAAACAGAAAGCTACGGAAGATGCTTTTAACGAATTACATAACCTAGTTACCGAAGAGTTTCTTCGCCGCATTAAATCTGGTGAGGCTAGTACTGCAGATTTAAAAGCCTGCACAGATTGGCTATCTAAAAATGACATTTCGGGTTGCGCGTATCAGGGTAACCCACTTGATAAACTTGCCACCATTATGCCCAAGGTAGATCCTGAACTTATCCAAAAGAGGTTGTATGGCAAGTCGCACATCTAAATACTATAAGGCTAATCCTGAGGCAAAGGCTAAGCGCCTCAAGCAGCAAGCTTCCTATAATAAAACTAAAGAGGGTCTTAAGATCCGTACTAATGCTAATAAACTGAACCGTAAGCTTGGTACTTATGGTAATGGTGATGGTATGGATGCTTCCCATACAGGTCCCAATAAAGGCAAATTAGAATCCCCTAAAGCAAACCGTACACGCCCACGTAAGGGTAAGAAGTATGGCTGATCTACTCAAAATCCAGTAATGTGACACCGCTATTTCCTAGTCCTGATCACTACCTCCACAACCTAATAACGATGACAAGCTCTGAAGCAAAAAGGCTACACCGTCGTGCAATTAAGGAATACTTTAATTGTCAATGCGTATACTGCGGAGAAACTTATGAACTACATGAACTTACACTTGATCACGTTCGCCCTAAGTGTCTTGGTGGCGAAGACCTTACTTCAAATTTGGTACCCAGCTGTAGGAAATGCAATCAGGCTAAAGGAAGTAGCAATTGGCTACAATGGATGAGAGAGACATTTGGTATTACCAATAGGGAAACATTAATTCTATCACACATTCGTTAATTATGGACAAAAAGAAAACACTCAAGCAGATGCGTGACGAGATCAAGCAAATGGTCGAAGCATCCCAAAAACGCCAGGGTCGTGATACTAAGTCAGAGATGGGCTCTAAAGCTATGAAAGCTAAAGATACATCTAAGAACTTTCAAGATGGTGGTTATAAAGCAAAGACAAAGGTAGATGGGTCTAAATACCAAGGCGCTCCTATCTCCAAAGCTAACCTTCAAGAATACAAAGAAGCTCAATCACCTAAGGAAAAGGCTAAGCCCCGTCAACGTCGTGGTGCAGGTCGTGAGGACATGATGAGTAATCAGCGTCAACGTGAGATTATGGAACGTGAGGAGCGTAAGCGTAAGAGTAACATGGACAAAGGCGGGTCCAATGTAGTTGGGAGTTAAGTTGTGGCCCTAAGTGAAGAAGAGTTAGAAGCTCAACGAGAGTATTACCAGAGATCTGGTGGTCCTGTTATCGGTAAACGCTCTACGCTATCTACACAACCTAACAAATTATTTAAGGAATCACAGCAAACAAACCGAATTCCTACAAACTTTAAGAGTTGGGCTGATGCTGAAAGTGCTTTCTTAGAAGAAATAGACAAAGGGTTAAAACCTAATAAAGCTAGAGAAAAATTAGGTCTAACGTATCAAAATGTCATCGGTAATTACTATTTTGATGTTGGTACAGATCGAAAAACTGGTGAAAGGCGAGGCTTTAATTCTAGGGCAGTAAATGAAGATATTCACCCAATCGCTGAACGTGAACTTAGAAAAACGCAAGGCGATGCTGCTGTGGATAATTTCCGCGGACAACTAAAAGATGGTTGGGGTGATTATAAAAAGAAAGCTGCCTACGATCCTATGGCTATCAGTGCTCAAGACGAAGCTAGGCAAGTTAGAAATTACTTAACTTCATTCTTAGGTAGAGGTGATCCTAGAGACCAAGGAATGCAAGTACAGCGTGGCCACGGTTTTTCAGCATCACAATTTGGTGGTAGCACTAATTTGATGGATCTTTGGCCAGAACTTGGTCATTATAATGTACATGGTCATGCGGGTCTTGCTGGTAATCCGAGGATGCATCCTGACATCATGTATGAAATGAACGCTGCTGATACTGCTGAAGCGGCTTATTATAATGAAGATCTTGATAGGAGAGGTTTAACCATTAACCCAAGGGCCACGCAATGGCCTGGGGCAATGATGGCTGTTGATGAAAGTGGTGCTCAAACCTTTGGGCGCAGGTCTGGCCAATCTTACTCTATGGGTCCTGCTATTGAAAGGACTCCAGGTGTCAGTGAAGCAGCTTTACCAGCACAACAACGTAGGCGCGATGAGTTAATGGCACAGATGGGTGCTACTGGTCCAAGGCAGGCTATTAATGAAGCTAATAGTAAATCTATGATCATGGAGTCCACTCAATCAGTAGGTACTCCTCTTAGAATCATTCAAGCTGGTACACCAGTAACTCCACAGCCAAAAGATGTAAAAGCTACAGTTGTATCTCCAGGTGGATTTGAAAGAACTATAAAAATACCTCAATCTACTAGAGAGCAACTTACATCTAAATTAACTAATGCTGGTGTAGATCCTAATAGAGTTGAAGAAATTGTTAATAGGACACGTCCATTTACTAAAGGACCTACGATTGTCCCTGCACCAACTAAACCCACAATTACTCTAACACCAAGTCAATCCTTAGGTCAAAAGGCTGCAGCTATTGCCAATAGGGAACCAGTGTTACCCCCTAAACCAGCAGTGGTTGCACCTAAACCAGTAGTCAAACCTAAATCAGTGGCTGCTAAACCTAAACCAAAAGCAGTAACTAAACCCACACCAGTTGTAACTACTAGAACAACTAAGGTTAAACCGACTAGTGCTAGTATGCAGATTAGGGCTATGCAGAACACGGTACCTGATGCAATTAGAATTCAACCAGGTATGAGTCTACCTAGTGCATCTTTGATTCAAGGTATTTAGCGTATGGCAGAAAAGAAAAAGCAAACTATTCAAGATAAAGTCTTGAAGCTAATACGTGACCTTAAGATCGGATACATCAACGGTCAGAACCCTATGGGTCGTGCTCAGGTAACTCATGGCTACTTCCCCGCTAAGAATGCGTCTCTCAATATCGGGTCATTGATGAATATGCCGTATGATCCTGAGATGAGGATTCGACCTAAAGATCCTCAGCAACAGTTACGGGCTATGACTTCTGGTGTTGGTAGGATTGAACGTATCCATAATGCCTACATCAAACCGCGAGTAAAGCTTGCTGATTAAACAACCACCATTGGTACCTAGGAGCCTCTACAAGGGGCCTCTAGGTGCCTTTACGTATATTTTACCATATGGACACTTTAACCGCCCTTAGAGACGATTTTAAGCTCTTTCTTCAGGCACTGTGGGGACAACTAGATCTACCATCACCAACACGTGCTCAGTACGCTATTGCTGACTATCTACAGCATGGACCTAAGCGACTACAGATCCAAGCCTTCCGAGGAGTCGGTAAATCGTGGATCACGGGAGCTTTTGTGTTGTGGACACTTTTTAACAACGCTGAGAAGAAGATCATGATCATCTCTGCCTCTAAGGAGCGTGCTGATAACATGTCTATCTTCCTGCAGAAGCTGATCATCGAGACACCATGGCTATCACATTTGAGACCAAAGAGTGATGAAGCTAGGTGGAGTCGTATCTCCTTTGACGTTAACTGTAGCCCTCACCAAGCACCATCCGTTAAGTCGGTGGGTATTACAGGTCAGCTAACTGGTTCACGTGCTGACCTTATGATTCTTGATGACGTGGAGGTACCAGGTAACTCTATGACTGAAATGATGAGGGAAAAACTACTGCAGCTATGTACTGAGGCTGAGTCCATCCTAACTCCCAAAAAGGATAGTCGTATCATGTACCTTGGTACTCCTCAGACTACCTTCACCATTTACCGTAAGCTAGCTGAGCGTAACTATCGTCCTTTTGTGTGGCCATCACGCTACCCACGTAAAGATAAACTATCACAGTATGAGAACCTCCTAGCACCTCAGATCCTAGAGGATATCGAGATGGGGGTAGAGGAATGGACTCCTACAGATCCTGATCGTTTCACTAGTGAAGACCTAGTAGAACGTGAAGCAGCTATGGGTCGTAGTAACTTCATGCTACAGTTTCAATTAGACACAGCTTTGAGTGATGCAGAAAAGTTCCCACTTAAATTCAGTGATCTTGTCGTTACCTCTGTTAACCCCACACAGGCACCTGATGCTGTGGTGTGGTGTAGTGATCCACGTAATTGTCTCAAGGACCTCCCTACCGTAGGACTACCAGGTGATTACTTCTATTCACCGATGCAGTTACAAGGGGAGTGGGGACCATACACAGAAACAATCTGCTCAGTAGACCCCTCAGGACGAGGCACAGACGAAACAGCAGCTACATACATCTCACAAAAGAATGGCTTTCTCTACGTTCACGAAGTACGAGCGTATCGCGACGGTTATAGCGATAACACACTTCTTGACATCCTTCGTGGGTGTAAGCGTTATAACGTTACCAAACTTCTTATCGAAACAAACTTCGGAGATGGTATCGTCGCAGAACTCTTTAAGAAACACCTGCAACAAACAAAACAAGCAATAGACGTTGAGGAAGTACGGGCTAATGTTCGTAAGGAGGATCGTATTATCGATGCCCTCGAACCCGTTATGAACCAACACCGACTCATCGTTGATAGAAGTGTGGTAGAATGGGACTATGCCTCTAACAAAGATGCAGCACCCGAAGAGAGGCTATTGTATATGCTGTTCTACCAAATGTCTAGGATGTGTCGTGAGAAAGGTGCAGTTAAACACGACGACAGATTAGACTCACTAGCTCAAGGTGTCAAGTACTTCACAGATGCTATGGGTATCTCAGCCCATGAAGCCGTTAAACTACGTAAACAGGAGGACTGGAACGACATCTTAGAGACATTCATAGATGACCCAGTAGCCGCTACTAACCACTTAGTTTTGGGTTTTAATATCGACCAAAGAAGGCAGGCTAGAGGTAAGACAAAAAGTTCAGTCCCCACCTGGGTTTAGACCAGATCCCACCCGTTAAGCGGGAGCTGAAGGGTGGATCAGACCCCGTGAATGGAGGAAGACATGTCTTTATCAAGACACATCTTCCTCTTTATTAATGTCCCTGGGAATGGACATTCTGTAAGTACTAACTCCAAAGACACAAACCTCCACTAACTAATACTGAATCTTGGAGTACTGATTCTCCCCATCCTTCTGAATCCTGTCACTACCTATTCTACTGTATACACTATGAGTAGAACATATCGTAAAGAACCTACTTACATGTTTAGACCTGTACGTACTTATAATGAGTTACGTCAGCAATTCTTTGATGATGAGGGTTATACAGTATCAACTAGACAGCGTTATATACCTACACTATACGACGACATCCACATCTCTGCCTACCAACAACTCGACCACCACCGCTAATGATCCATTCCACCAAACTGGTTCACATCACCCCTAACGCTGAAGAACTTATTAGTTATATGGCTAGGGTATCTAATCCCGCTAATCAAAACAACACTGAGACCAGTGCTAAACTAATTAAGTATCTTATTGACCATCACCACTGGTCACCATTTGAGATGGTTAATATGTGTGTAGAGATTGAGACTACTAGGAGTATAGCTGCACAAATCTTGAGGCATAGGTCGTTTAGCTTTCAAGAGTTTAGTCAACGATATGCACAAGTAGAACTAAGGCCTGAGATCCCTGAGCTTCGTAGACAAGATACAAAAAACCGACAGAATAGTATCAATGACCTAGAGGAAGATAAGAAGAAGTTCTTTGATTCTAAGATTGGTCACCTCTATAGTGAATGCTATCGTGTCTATCAAGATCTACTGGATGCTGGGGTAGCTAAGGAGTGTGCTAGAGAGGTGCTACCAATGGCTGCACCTACTAAACTGTACATGAACGGTACTATTCGATCCTGGTTGCACTACTGTGACCTACGTACAGCTCATGGTACACAGAAAGAACACGCACAGATAGCAGCACAAGTGCAAGACATTCTCTATCAACACCTCCCTAATGTATGTGAGGCAATGTGGAACAAAGACTTAAACTAAACGAATTCAAAGCACTTTATAAAAGTTGGAAGACAAGTGTACCATGGTTGGATCACCTCCTACTTGGTTTACTTGTTTGGTTAGAGGAAAAGCTCATTAATGCACGTGTTAAGATTGAGATAGATGAAGCGATTAAGGAATGGGAAACGCTTCAACCACCTATGCCAGATATGGTGACTCCTGTCTACACAGAAACACCTTCAGCGACGTCTATTGCTCGCTCAGAGCAAGCTACAAGGCTCCCTGAGATGCGTCTAACTGCTCCTTGGTATAAGGACACTGCGGGTACTGATTAAGGCTCCTATAAGGGGCATTGTGAGGGGGTCTTAAATTTTTGACATAAATTTAACAAGCCTTATATCGCCAGTGGGCCTCGTATTTCCCCCCAGTGCCCCCCTCTTGCGATCAAGGACTCCTACCGTATATCAATAGACAGCACTGTATGTAGTGTACTGCTAGCCAGTGTGTAACTAATTGGTAGCGGTGGAGTACTGGGTGCAAGGGGTTAGTAACTGGTGGGTATGGCGGTATAACGCTATATGTAGTGGTGTTAGGATATGGTGACACTAGGGTATATATCAAGTTATCTGTCTGCGAAGCCTATAACAGTCAGACAGCGCAGCTATAACGCTCTCAGCCACCCCTACAAGCCGCTATAAGGCCCCTCTAACAGTTAATAGGTATACTGAGCCCATCAACCAGTAGAGAGGCATTGTAGGGCCATATACATGCATCGTTCACAATCACGCTATTTATCACGTAGGACCATTACCACATACGCCATGATACCGAATCCCTAATTGACCCTCTCAACACGCCTAATTGGTAGCCAGGGGGCCTATTTAGGGCTAGACAGGGCGGCCTGGATGGGCTATGGTAGGTTCATCGGTGGGGGAGGCGAGACCGTCGCTCTTCACCAGTGGCTGCTAAGCCGCACCCAGCACCTAGACAATTGCATATGTAGGTCGTCACAAGACGGAACTAGCGGAGCGAGCGATCCCGCGAGTAGTTATAGGTTGCAACCCGACCTGACTACACGACCTAGTTATCATGTACTATGCCGAGCCACAGGCTTTGTTTGTTCATGGCAACTGTCCACCATTAACGGAGTTAATTATGTCCCTTACTCTTGACCGTAAAGTAGCTACTGGTCTCTTCAGTAAAGCTGCTACTGGTAATGATCTCTTGACTGTACTTGAGATGATTACTGACACCTTCACCAAACCTGCTGTCAACACTGTTCCTACACTTGAGGAGATTGAGTTCTAATGCTAGCCTTAGTTATCCTAATTATTGGTACTGTTTACGTTATTAAGGAGATCAATGACAACGTATTCCTTTGATCAATTGCGTGATGCTGTGCAGGAATGCACCAGCTATGATCTTGTTCAACGCTTTAGTGATGATGAGGATGAGTACGCTTTGATTGATCCATTCGGTGATCAAGATGGTGAGCCCTTCTATGATCTTAGTGATGTAGAAGACTTCATCCGCAATAACGATCAAGTTGATCAGTACCTCTACGAACTCACCAACAAATGACTTATACCATCTCACGTATGGATGATGAGGGCAACTGGGTTGCTCTTGAGTCATTCGAGACATATAGTGAGGCTGAGATGAACCACGATTGGTATAGTGACAAGTATCCCTATGCCTTAGTTGATATCGTCAGCACACTAGAGTAACACTTGTCCCTTTCATTCACAATCACACGCCAATTACCTATGACCACTGCTGTTGTTCCATTTATGCTCAAGGGTGATGCACTTGTTTCATTCGTCGATGAGAGAATGGAATTAGTTAACCGGGGTGAGCAGACTCGCACTGAGATGATCAAGGACGCAGGCTATGTCTATGACAACGGTAAGGCTATGTATGTAGACTTCTACACTGAGCTACTCAATGCACGAGGTATTGTACCTACCACTGATACAGACAAAGCAGATCAAGAGTATGATGACCTGACCAATGAGGAGAAGGATCTCTATGATAAGATCACTGACATGCTAGGCAGTAAGTGGACTCATGAGGAGACGATTGAGTTCATGGATGAGTTGTATGAGAATGGCATCAACACTGCTAGTGAGTTTGAGGATGCCTATGAGTACACACATGATAGCTACTCCAGCTATGCTGAGAAAGAGTTCAGTGAGTACTTTTGTATCGAAGTGATGGGAGCTGAGATCCCAGAGTGTGTCCTCAGTGCTGTAGATTGGCAAGCTGTGTGGGATCACAACCTACGCTATGACTTCTGCAGCATTGAGACTGTTAACGGTACCTTCTTCTTTCGTAACTTCTGATGACTGAAACCAACATCATCCTTGCTGTGATTGGTATGGTTGGGTTGTTTGCTACGGCTACGATTTACCAACGTGCTAATCGCATCACTAGCCTCTACTACACTAACAAGATCAACCGCGATCTTATCAATCTCAACAACCGAGAGTTTAACTGATGTTGCTTCACAATCACGACACCGCTGTTAAGGTTGATGTCTACCCTGATGAGTTCAAACCTATCATGAAGGCAGTCAAGTATGCTTTAGTGTGTGATGATTCACGCAAGGTTCTTAATGGTGATGAGTGGGCTGCTCTTAATGGGTGGCTCGATTACTTCTCTGATGTTGCACTTAACGAAGCTGTATGAAGGTAAACATTCAACGATTGCTTGAAACGTGTATCGATGATGGTATTCGAGATGCTATCAACTCATGTAGGGAGGAGGATCACTTAGCCTCTAAGCTGAGCGAGTACATTTGGGTACAACTTGACTACTACTTTGACTTTGAGGAATAATGGCAAAAGCACTAACTGATGAGCAACGCAAGATGCGCCTTGAGCTAGTCGATTTGGCTGGCCAGGGTGTACGTACTCAAGCCACTGCTGGGTACTATGATGCTGAACAAGTTGAGTACATGACTCAACAACTTGAGCGTGTTGCTAAGTTCCTTTGCGTTAAGAACTAATGTACACTACATACAAAGGTCTCCGTGAATACGAAGTCACACTCACAAGCGGTGTTTGGTATCTCCTCTCACAGAGTACTGAACAAGCGGCTTGGACTGCACTAGAGCTATCTAAAGAACGTAACGACAAGCTATTAAATGTCAAAGAAACGGAAGAATGGTAACATGGCTAAGCGAAAGGATTTCCCAAACAACTGGCAAGAATACAAAGATGCTGATGATGACATGTTCCATGCTCATACCTATGAGGAGATCATGTCTTGGAAGGTTGCAGGTTGGGAACTCCCTAGCTCTGTATGCTGTATCATCCGCACCTCTGACCTAAACACTGGTAAGGTTAAGGAGTATGTCTACCAAAAGCGTAGTGCTGCTCAGGCTAAGGTTAACGCACTGATTGATACACCTGACATTGAGTTCACGGTTGTTGATCACGAGTCCATCCATTTCCTCACCCCTACTGATTTTGATTATGACTAACGCTACCTTTTCTCGTCGCCTTCAACAACTCATTCAGCAAGTAGAGAATCATCCGCATCGTGATGAGATCATCAAGCTTGCACAAGAACAACTCATTGACGATAACAATTTCACAATCACGGAGAATTGATTATTGGCTACACCTGCACAGATCGATGAGCAAGTAGCTCTAGAGCGAGAGCAAATCAAGCAAGGACTCCAGCGACTTAGAGATAACACCCGTAAGCTGCAGGAACAAAGCTATGCTAGTGCTACGGTCTATGGTGTGGCGTCTATTGACGCACTACTCCCTACTCTTGTTAGATACATAGAGGACAGCAGTGAGTACCGCCTCAAGCGTGGATCAGGTCATCAGTTTGACATTATCAAGAACTATGTCTCTCAACTAGAACCACTAGCATCTGCTTCCATTGCACTGAAGATTACCTTTGACAAGGTGTTCTCTACCACTAAGGGTAGCGATCAACTGCAGTCAGTATGCGATGCTATCGGCCATGCTATCGAGTCTGAGTGTCAAATGCGGCACTATGAGAAGACAGCACCTGGGTTACTTGCTGTACTCAAAAAGAACTACTTCCACAAGTCCATCGGTACACAACAGAAACTAACTGTCATCCAAACATTGATGAACAGATGTGAGGTACCTGAGTGGGAGATTTGGGGTAGAGCTAACCGTATTAAGCTAGGTGCATGGTTGCTTGATTGCATAATGCAAACTAGTGGTTGGTTCGTAAAAGATTTGCGTCGCTTAGGTAAAGTAACTGTAACATTTGTTGCACCTACACCTGAGTTCCTCAAGATCCGTGATAAAGTCATGAGTGATGCTGAACTATTTGCACCACTTGCATGGCCAATGCTTATCGAACCAAACGATTGGACTAACGATCGTCCTGGTGGTTACCTACTCAATGAGGTAATGCGAGGCTACTCCTTGGTTCGTAGGGGAGACTCCACCCGTCTACAGGAGGAGATCCCTCTTGCCTTTCTGAACAAGATTCAGAAGGTAGCTTACCAGATCAATCCCTTTATTTATGGGGTTGCTGAGGAGCTGACTAGAATGGAACGCTCTGTTGGTAAGTTCCTACCAGTTGTTCATCACCCTCTGCCTGCTAAACCTGCTGACATTGAAACCAATTACGATAGCCGTAAGGATTATCGGAGAAGAGCAGCAGAGGTGTTGAACTTACAAGCACAAGAACCCAAGAAGTCGTGTAGAACTCGCATGACTATGGAAGCAGCTAAGAGGTTCAAGGATAGAGATAGATTCTTTTGTCCATGGTCATTTGACTATAGAGGAAGAGCTTATCCTATCCCTGCTTTTTTAACTCCACAAGACACTGACTTTGGTAAATCATTACTGAGGTTTGCTGATGGGTCTTATATGACACCAGAAGCTGAGTCGTGGTTAGCATTTCAAGTAGCAACTTGTTATGGTTTAGATAAAGCAACCATGTCTGAGCGACTAGCTTGGGTGGATGAGAACATCACACTCATCAGTCGTATTGCTACTGACCCAATCGGTAATCTACCTGAATGGGAAGCAGCAGAAGAACCATGGCAATTCTTAGCAGCATGTGAAGAGTATTATCATTGTGTGATCACAGCTGATAGACAATTCACAGCACTGTTTGTTGCTGTAGATGCAACCTGTAGTGGTCTTCAGATCTTGGCTGGACTTGCACGAGATAAGTCAACTGCAAGACTGGTAAACGTCCTACCTGGTGACAAGCCTCAGGATGCCTACAAGGTAGTTGCTGAAGCTGCTATGTCATCAGTACCTGAACGCTTACGTCCATTCCTGGATAGGAAGAAGACCAAGCGATGTGTTATGACTATCCCTTACAATGCTAAGCCTTACTCCAACAGGGGTTACATCAAAGAGGCTTTCTTGGAGGACGGGATAGAGCTAGATAAAGAAGAGCTTACTCAAGTCGTTAAAGCTATCCGTTCAGCTATGGATGTGGTCGTACCAGGTCCAATGGCTGTCATGAAATGGATTGAGACTGAGGTAGCAGCTGCTGTCAAGCGTGGTGTACGATACCTTGAATGGAGGACTCCATCTGGGTTCCTTGTGCATCAGAAGCTCAACAAGAAGAAGTTCCAGTCTATGGAGCTGCAGCTGTTGGGTCGTTGTAAGATGAAGGTGGCAGTGGGGGAGACTGATGAGGTCGATCTCAACCACCACAAGAATGCAACTGCACCTAACTTAATCCACTCACTTGATGCTTCACTGCTACATTTGAGTGCTCTACGCTTTGATGCCCCTATTGCTCTTATTCACGATTCTGTGCTTTGTCGTGCAACGGATATGTCTACCCTATCCACCATTGTACGAGAAACCTACATGCACTTGTTCGCAGAGCATGACTACCTACGAGACTTCGCCAAGCAAATTGGTGCAGAGTCTGAACCACCGATCATTGGTGATCTAGAACCAGAGACCGTGATCGAATCCACCTACTTCTTTTGTTAATGTCACAACCCATCCACGTTACTCAACAGCCTGTTGTCCTTGAAGGTTATCAAGCTGTACTGAAACCATCTAAGTTTGGTTATTCACTGTCTGCACTCCTGGACTCTAAGCTCATCGAAGCATTGGAGGAGGATCGCAAAGAAACACTCAAGTGGGCAGAGTCCAAACTGAAGAACCCCAAGCGTAGTGTCCTCAAGCCTGAACCATGGGAAGAGGTAGCCGAAGGTTCCTATAAGACTAAGTTCTCCTGGAATGAAGAGAACCGCCCTCCTGTTGTGGACAGTGAGGGTACCCCGATTACTAATCGTGATCTGCCTGTCTACAGTGGCAGCAAGGTTAAGCTTGCCTTCCGCCAAAAGCCCTACATCCTCAAGGATGGTGTCACCTATGGCACTAGCTTGAAGCTTGTTGGTGTCCAGGTAGTCGAGCTTGGTGGTGCTGCTGGTGTTGATCGTGGTGACCTTGGTGAAACTGAGGTAGCTGCATTGTTCGGTCAAACTACTGGCTTTAAGGCTGGATCGGTGCCTGAAACCACTAATGATGTGGTTGAGGATGTCGTCGAGGATGATGACTTCTGATGGCCTTTCGCTCAGGACTTGAGGAGAAGGTCGCTGATCTTCTCACTAACCTGGGTGTCAAATACGAATACGAATCAACCAAGGTACCTTACGTACTGCAATGCAACTACACGCCAGACTTCCTCCTACCTAATGGTATCTACCTAGAGACCAAGGGTCAACTGACTGAGGAGGATAGGCGTAAGATGAAAGCAGTCAAGGCAGCACATCCTGACCTTGATATTCGTTTCGTATTTCAATCACCCCACAACAAGATCTATAAAGGATCGAAGACCACCTACGCTAAGTGGTGTGAGAAGCATGGCTTCCAATACTGTTCGTTCCACTCGATTCCCATTTCATGGCTGACATAAATAAGATTAGGCAGGTTGTTGCTGCGCTCATTGATGCCTTTGATAGCACCAGCTCACCTAATGATATCATCGAAGCATTCGAGGAAGAACTCGATGCTTACGAAGAACTGATCCAATCTTACCACCAAAAGTAATGCGACCCACACAATACGGTTCTGTTGAGTTCTTCGCTGATGGCTTCAGTGACTACCTCGCTGATGTTGACAGCACAAACCCAGCAACCACAGAGAACATTATTCAAGGTTTCTATCAAGCACTAGACTCATGGTTCGAGTATCACGATGAGCAAGCACGAGCTTATGCAGACATCCGAAAGCGAGTTCGTCAGGCACTTACCGTGTGATAGTTGCGGATCATCTGATGCAGCTAGCCTGTATTCAGATGGTCACATTTTTTGTTTCTCATGTAACGCCTACACCAAAGGTGATGGCGATGTTCACAATCACACAATGTCCACTAATGTCCAAGTCCGAGGTTCAGCCGAGCGGCTGCAAAAGCGGAACATCTCAGAAAAGGTATGCCAACAATACCGAATCTATAGAGATGGAGACGTATTACGCTTCTATTATTTCGATGATGCTGGAGGCATTAAAGGATGCAAAGTAAAGACTAAGAGTAAACTATTCACATATGAAGGCGATGTCCCCGGTACCCTCTTTGGACAACACTTGTTTCCCGCCACTGGAAAACGAGTCGTTATCACTGAAGGCGAACTCGATGCAGCTTCATGTAGTGAGGCTATGCCGGGGTGGCCGATGGTATCTCTACCTAGCGGTGCCGCAGCGGCCAGGAAGTCGATTCAACGGGCTCTCCCCTGGCTCCAGGGTTATGAGGAGATTGTCCTGTTCTTCGACAATGACGAGGCAGGCCGTAAGGCGTCGGAGGAAGCAGCAGGGGTCCTACCACCTGGCAAGACAAAGATCGCAAGACTTGAGGAATACAAGGATGCGTCAGACGCACTTCAAGTTAATGACACTGAAGCGATTCGTCGAGCTATATGGGACGCAAAACCTTACCGTCCAGATGGTATCATTGACGGGAAGTCTCTGCTCGATGTAGTAACAACACCAAACCCACCATCAGATCATGACTATCCATTTTCCGGATTGCAGCAAAAGTTGCATGGGATTCGATTTGGCGAACTTATCACCATTACTGCAGGCAGTGGAATCGGTAAATCAAGCTTCTGCCGTGAACTTGCGACTCACTTATTGTCCGCAGGAGAACGGGTTGGGTATCTGGCACTTGAGGAAAGCAACCGTCGTACAGCTTTGGGACTGATGTCTGCTGCGGTAGGTAAGTCACTTCACCTTGGTAACCATGACCGAACTACTCTCACCGAAGCTTATAATCACAGTCTTGCTAACTGGAACCTGTTTCTTTTTGATGGCTTTGGTTCTTTCGACCCAGACGTTATCTACAACCGAATTGAGTATCTTGCTTGCGGGTTAGATACTAAAGTCATCTTCCTTGATCACTTGTCTATCCTCATGTCTGGACTAGAGGGTGATGAGAGGCGTATGATTGATGTTACTATGACCAAGCTACGTTCTCTTGTAGAGCGTACTGGTATCGCTATGTTCCTTGTATCCCACCTACGACGCACATCCAATGACACAAACCACGAAGAAGGTGCCCGAGTCACACTTGGACAGCTTCGAGGTTCGGCAGCTATTGCTCAATTGTCAGATGGAGTTATTGCGCTTGAACGGAACCAGCAAGCGGATCGAGGAGGCTCTTCAACGACTGTGCGAGTCCTCAAAAACCGTTATAGTGGGGAAGTAGGTGTAGCTTGTCAGCTGACCTATGACCTAGATACTTGTAAATTTACTGAGACTGAAGCAAATGACTTCGACCCAACCACGGACTTTTGAGTTCAAGACCATTGCAACTGATGGCTACCCTAAGTACCTCAGGTATGAGGAAGACCCTTACTACGACCTTGTAGCACCCAACCCACCTACACCTGAGGCAATCAAGCGAGCACAGTTCGTCGATAAGACTTACAAGTGGACTGGTAAGTGAACCTAATCTTTGACTTAGAGACTGACGGCCTATACGATGATGCTACCAAGATCCACTGTATTGGTATCTATGATCTCGATTCTAAACAGACTCTCGTTTTCAACGACGAAGGTAGCGAACAACCTATCACGAAAGGTGTCCAGTTACTTGAGGATGCCTGTTGCCTTATTGGTCACAATATCATTGGCTACGATATTCCTGTGCTCCGTAAGCTATATCCTTGGTTTACCCCCAACGCTAGGGTTGTGGATACTTTGGTTCTCAGTCGCATTTATCACGCTGACATGCTGAAGACTGATCAGAAGCGTAAGTGGAAGAACATGCCACCACAGCTTCAAGGACGCCACTCATTGGAATCATACGGTTATAGGCTTGGCGAGTACAAGGGAGAGTTTGGTAAAGATACTGATTGGAAGAGCTGGTCACAAGAGATGCAAGATTATTGTTTACAAGACGTACAAGTAACACAGAAGTTATGGCAACACTTCCATCCATACCTGACTTCATCCAACTAGAGCATGATGTTGCAACAATCCTCACCGAGCAGGAGATACATGGGTGGTGCTTTGATGAAAGAGCTGCATGGGAACTTGAATCGACTCTCCGACGAGAGCTTGAAGAGCTTACTCAGCTACTACGCAACAGGTACCCTCTCATTAAAGACCGAGAGTTCACTCCTAAAAGAGTTAACCGCACAACGGGATACGTCGCAGGTGCTCCTCTCACTAAACTAAAAGAGTTCAACCCTGGTAGCCGTGATCACATCGCATGGGTGATGAAGAACCATCACGGTTGGGTGCCCGATAAAGAGACAGCAAGTGGCAAGACTGCCATTGATGAGACTGTACTCAAAGATATCGGCACAGAGGAGGCACTACAGTTCTTCCGTTGCCTTGAGTTAACTAAGCAGCTTGGTATGTTGTCTGAGGGCAAGAATGCCTGGCTTAAGCTGACAAAAGGTAACCGTATCCACCACCACTGTTCAGTATCAACTAACACGCATCGTTGTGCACATCGTAATCCAAACCTTGCACAGGTACCAAGTGACCTAAACTTCAGAAAGTTGTTTACTGCTAGTCCTGGTATGGTCATGGTTGGTGCTGACCTTGCTGGTATTGAGTTGCGTATGCTTGCACACTACCTAGCTCGCTATGATGGGGGCCGGTATGGAGATGTACTTCTCAACGGTGACATACACCAAGAGAACGCTGATAAGATAGGCATCTCACGCCGACTAGTAAAGACTGTAACGTATGCCTTTCTATATGGGGCAGGCGATCAAAAGATAGGACTTAGTTATGACCAAAGCCTTTCCCCGAACAAGGCTAAAGAAAAAGGGGCTGAGATACGAAGTGCTTACGTTGCTGCCATTGACGGCTTGGATAGTCTTCTTACCGCTGTTCGTCAAGCAGGTGAGCGAGGCTTTATCAAGTCAATAGATGGTCGCAAGATTTCGGTAGATAGTCCACACAAGGCACTCAACTACCTGCTTCAGTCAGGAGCTGGTGTTGTGGCTAAGCGGTGGATGGTCATCGCTAACCAGAACTTCCCTACTATTGACAATGACTACCTCAGTCACACTCATCAACTAGCATTTATCCACGACGAATTACAGTGGGAATGCCTGCCAACTTATGCAGAGGATCTCAAGAATCACCTTGAGTTGTGTGCTGCATTAGCTGGTGAATACTACAACCTCCGAATACCTATCGCTGCCGAAGGTAAGATCGGATCCACCTGGGCAGATGTTCACTAATTATGGCCACCAAATCAAAGACTGCACTGGGACGTGTTGAGTTCAAGTCCCGTGCTAAATATAAGCGTACCCGTCAAGGTAATGGTACTCGATCTCTCCCTTCCCATGGGCGTAAGCTTCGGAGGGGTCAAGGTAAGTGAGTCTACTAATCGACGCTGACTTTATCGTTTACAAATGTTGTGCAGGAGCTGAAACAGAGATTGACTTTGGAGAAGACATCATCGTTGTTACCTCCAACTTCAAAGAAGCATACGAGTATGTCGAGCGAGAGTTATACAACATCGCCACTGACCTTGGATGTTTCGATGACTCTATTCTGTTCTTTTCTGATTCTGTCAACTTTCGTAAATCTATTGATCCAGCGTATAAAGGACATCGAAATCGAAAGAAGCCGTGCGGCTACAAAAGGGTCATCAACAAACTCAAGGAAGAGTATCCCGTTGTTGTGATGCCTACACTGGAGGCTGATGATGCCCTAGGTATCTACGCCACTAAGGAGCCAGGACACATCATTTGCAGCCCCGACAAGGACATGCGACAGATCCCTGGGGACCTCTATGACCTTACTGAGGGAGTGGTTACTGTAGAGCCTGAGGAGGGTCGCAGATGGCACCTCATCCAAACACTAGCTGGTGACCAGACTGATGGTTACGCCGGTGTACCTGGTATTGGTATCAAGCGTGCTGTTGCACTATTTGAGAAGGAAGGCTACACCTGGGATACAGTAGTTAAAGCATTTGCTGAGAAGGATCTTGGAGAAGATGTAGCTCTCATGAATGCACGCCTCGCTAAGATTCTACAATGTGATGACTATGATTTCACCAATCAAGAACCAAGACTTTGGTCTCCCAGCTCCAGTGTTGGAGTTGACAATGGAGCAGCAGTTCAAGCTCAAACAGATTGAGAATGCACTGCGTAATCCAGAGACAAAGCTAGAAGATGTTATTACTATCTTCATGGCTCTACAACGCCAAAACTTTACTCTCTGCAATACCGTATCTAACCTAGTTAAGAAATGGCCGACAGTAACCTCACAGGACCCTCCTACTACAAGCGAGGGTCAATTCAAGTTTGGGATTTCATCCGAGACCAAGGACTGAACTTCCATCTTGGTAATGCAATCAAATACATCTGCCGTGCTGGTTATAAAGACAGCAAAGTAGAAGATCTTAAAAAAGCAATCCACTATCTTCAAAATGAGCTTGAAAGCCAAGTCGTTTCTCAGTATCCAATCAAAGGAGTTCCGGAAAAGTTTCCGGGTCAAGAACAATACGAGTCCAGCTTCACGGACTATGCAGCGGACTTTGATCGTTGAGGAATTTAAAGAGTTCCTTGATGCTGATAACCAACTCATCAAAGGATTCGTAGTTAATGCTACCGATACCCTTAAAGAGTTAGCTGACCTTGTATATGTCTGCTATCAATATGCAGAGAACCTTGGTTGGGATCTTGATGAAGCTCTCAACCGTGTCCACCGAAGCAATATGAGTAAGCTTGGGGAGGACGGAGAACCTGTTTACCGAGAGGATGGTAAAGTCCTCAAGGGTCCTAACTATCAACCACCAAACCTTAGTGATCTTGTCTGATATGTCCACCGACCTTATTGCCCGTACTGGGCGCGTTCAATCTTGGATCGATGATCCTACCTCACGACTTCCTGTGTCGTGTACAGTATTCGTCGTTGAGGACACCATGGAGGGTCCTAATGGAATCGAAGCATCCTGGAAATTTGTTTCGCACGCTCTGCGCTATGGAGCGGGAGTTGCAGTCCATCTATCTAAACTCCGGCCACGAGGAGAGGAAAATGATAAGGGCTTGGTTGCATCAGGCCCCGTATCTTTTGCCAAGATCTACTCAACACTAAACGAGATCCTTCGTCGTGGTGGTATTTATAAGAATGGTGCCGTGGTTCTCCACCTGGACCTTAGTCACCCTGACGTGCTTGAGTTTATTACTGCTTCTCGGGCTGAGCTTCCTTGGGTTAAGCGTTGTGTTAACATTAACCGACGTTGGTGGGAACTTGCTACCCCTGAAGTTAAAGAAGCACTACTTGATGGAATCCGAAAGGGAGACATCTGGCTTAACAAAACCAAAGTAGACAAGAATGGAAATCGAATCAGGGGTAACGTATGCTTGGAGGTTTACCTGCCCTCACGCGGAACCTGTCTATTGCAACATGTTAACCTCGGCGGATGTGAACTCAATGACATTCAGGGTGCATTTGTCAACGGAATGTCCGAGTTGTGCTCACTCCACGGCAAAACAAACGTTGGAGAAAGCGGAGAGTACCTCCCTGCAGAGACTGATCGCCAAGTCGGTCTCGGACTCCTTGGGTTGGCAAACATGCTTAAGCAGCATGGAGTAACTTACAAGCAGTTCGGTGAAGCTCTCAAGGATATCAATGATGGACAGATGGCACAGACCCCTGCCCATATCCTTGCAGCTGAGATCAACGCTGGTGTTACTGCAGCAGCACATACCGCCCGTATCAACAAGATGGATCGAGCGTTTGCTATTGCACCTACAGCGTCCTGTAGTTACCGCTATAAGGACTTGGGTGGGTACACCACTTGCCCTGAGATCGCTCCTCCTATTGCCCGTCAAGTTGACCGTGATAGCGGCACCTTTGGCGTCCAGAGCTTCGACTATGGTGATGTAGAGATCGCCTCTGAAGTTGGCTGGGAGAACTACAAGCGAGTTGCGGATGAAGTTGTCCGTATGCTCGATAAGACGGGACTTCTTCATGGGTACTCATTCAATAGTTGGTCTGATATGATCACTTATGATGAGGCATTCATTGAGGAGTGGCTGGATAGCCCCCAAACATCTCTTTACTACTCACTCCAAGTGATGGGAGACGTTCAGGATAAATCCAGTGCATATGCTGCCTTGGATGAAGCTGAAGTCGATGATTACCTGGAGTCTATTCTAAATGACAAAGCTCCTGATTGTAATTGCGGCGAATGAACCCTTATCAAAAACTACAACAACGTAAGCGTACCTGGACTCCTGTTCAAACCACTGCTGGAACCGTTCGTGATGGCTCAGAAGAAACTATCTACCGTGCGCTCGCCATGCGGCACATGGAACTCCCCGTTGGTAGCTTCATTCAAGATGCCCTTAGTGAAATTCCAGCTCTATCGGCAGACCTGCTCCGATCTAATGTCAAAGACGAAGAAAACCACGACCTGGCTCTCGGTTACATCGCCAATGCTTTGGGTGTTGACGAGACTGCTGAAGCCGAAGCAAAGCGACTTAGGGATGCTTGGGAAGCGCATCCTGATCACACAGTCCTTAAAGCACTTGTTGCCGAGCGTGCAATTTTCTTCGTTCTACTCCCCTTCTTCCGCTTTAATGGTGACGGTGGTCTCCGCACAGTCTCCGCTGACATCAGCCGAGATGAGCAAGTCCATGTAGCTGCCAATAGCCTTGTGTGTAAGGAGATGGGGTTGGAGATCAGCCCCTCTCTTGACAAGCTTCGTAAGGCAACTATCAATTGGGTCATGGCACCTCTCAAGGCGTCTACCAATAAATATTTGGACAAAAAATTTTGGCTGGATGCAAGTGATCGTTTGATGTATGAGGGTAAGGCTCCTGAGCTTTCTGATACTAAGCGAGCACGTATGCCTGCCTTCTTTGAACACGCTAATCCGAATCTACCGCAATATGCGTGACGGACCTATCTCGCTAAATATGCTTGAGACCCATGGTCTCCAGCTTACTTCTCTTGTAGCACAACTAGAAGAGAACTTCCCACCACTTAATCCCCACCCGGATGACTCACACTCATTAATTATGTACCGCTCTGGCCAACGTTCTGTGGTCGAGTGGATTCAACACCAACTCAACGAAGAGAACAATGGCTAAACAAAAAACCATGCCAAAGCAAAAGCCAGTTCAGACTAATGCTGGCCCGAATCCGATGGGATCTCCAGCTAAGCAGAAGTCAACTACACTTATGCAAGGTTTGAAGATTGCAGGTACTGATGGTATTACAAAGAAAGAACTACAGACACTCTCCGATACTACTGGTAGGTCTGGTGCAAAAGTTATTCAAAGGCTTGATGCACTAAACCAAAAACTTAAAGGCAAGGACCAAGTTGGTATTAGCCTTAACTCTGGTGCTGCTAACATGTTGATCAAGCAAGCCCAGAAGGAACCAACTGGTATGTTTGGGATGAGTGACCGATTTGGTACTGGTCAAATTGGTAAGGCACTGCAGGGTATGCTTGGAACTCCTGGGTATACTGCACCTCGTAATCCACAAAGTGGTTCACCTTATGGTGGCTCTCGTGAAGGCACCCCAGGCACTGGCCTTATGATGGGTGGCACAGCTATTCGTGCTGGCGGTCGTCCAACAGTGCGTGGCTTTGGTAAGCAATATGCTGGTGATACTCAACCCGCTGGAACTGAAGCTCCTGCAGCTAATGCTGGTACTACCATGCCGACAACTGCTCCTGTGACTCCTGAGGTAACTCCTACGATTCCTGAAGCTTCGGAAACAGATGCAATGGGCGGTCTTAGTATGCCTGGTATTAGCTCTGAACTCGCTAACTGGGCTACTGGATTTAAGACCAAGCGTAGCAGCCGCAAAGGTGCTGGCCCTCGTGCACAAGGCCTTGGATCACAACGAGTAAACCCAACTGGAGCCTTTAGAGGCGGTATGTAATGACAGCTAAATCACGATACGATTATCTAAGTAAATATCGTTCCACATTTCTAGACACAGCTGTACAGTGCTCTCAGTTGACACTACCTACGCTTATCCAACAGGATGACGATGTAGGACGGTCAACTAATCTTAGGTTGATTACACCATGGCAAAGTGTTGGCGCTAAGGGTGTAGTGACACTAGCATCTAAGTTGATGTTAGCCCTCCTACCTCCCCAAACCAGCTTCTTTAAGCTACAGATCGATGATTCAAAGATCGGTGTAGATCTCCCAGCAGAGGCACGATCAGACCTTGATATCTCATTCGCTAAGATGGAGAGGTCTGTCATGGAAATCATAGCAGCATCTAGTGATCGTGTTACCGTACACCAAGCTCTTAAGCATTTGGTGGTTGGCGGTAATGCGTTGATCTATATGGGTCCTAAGGGGCTTAAGCTATATCCATTGAACAGGTATGTTGTAGATCGAGATGGCAACGGTGACATCCTAGAGATCGTTACACGAGAACGAATTAGTCGTAAACTTCTAGCACCTATCATTAACACAAGTCTTCCTGTTAACTCACCTGGTGAGGATGGAGCTGATAATGAGGAGGACGTAGATGTTTACACACATGTAAGACGCGATAACAATCGCATGGTATGGCATCAGGAAGTCTTTGATAAGATCATTCCTGGTTCTCAAGGTAAGGCGCCACTTGATGCTAACCCGTGGCTTGTCCTTAGGTTTAATGTAGTAGATGGTGAGCCGTTTGGACGTGGCAGGGTAGAGGAATTCCTTGGTGACCTACGCTCCCTTGAGGCACTCATGCAAGCACTCGTAGAGGGCTCTGCAGTCGCTGCCAAGGTGGTCTTTACTGTCTCCCCCTCTAGTACTACCAAGCCCCAAACACTCTCCGCTGCGGGCAACGGAGCCATCATTCAGGGACGACCTGATGACATCTCTGTTGTACAAGTTGGCAAGACAGCAGACTTCAAGACTGCTATGGAGATGGCTAGCGTACTGGAGCGCCGCCTCAGTGAAGCATTCCTTATCCTCAATGTACGTAACAGTGAGCGTACCACTGCTGAAGAAGTACGTATGACTCAGATGGAACTGGAGCAACAACTAGGTGGCCTATTCAGCCTCCTTACTGTTGAGTTCCTTGTACCTTACCTGAATCGTAAGCTCTCTGTACTGCAGAAGACACAAGAGATTCCTCGTATCCCTAAGGATCTTGTACGTCCTACTATTGTTGCTGGTATCAATGCACTTGGTCGAGGACAGGATCGAGAGTCACTGACTCAGTTCTTTACTGTCATTGCTCAAACACTTGGACCTGAAGCATTGGGTACATACCTCAATGTAGATGAGGCTGTGAAGCGTCTTGCTGCTGCTCAAGGTATTGATGTACTGAACCTGGTTAAGTCCATGAGTCAGGTACAGCAAGAGCAACAGGTAGCACAACAGCAAGCTATACAGATGGAAGCTTTGAAGCAAGCACCTAACATGGCCAAAGCTCCACTGATGGATCCTACAAAGAATCCAGAACTATTGAACGGATCAAATGAACAAACAAACACCAACGAGATCCCAGAGATCCAACAAGAAAGCAACATCCCCGGAGGAAGTCCCTTCGGTTGACACAGTTGATGATCAAACCAATGAACCTGCGCCTTACATGAAGCGCACACGAATTGGTGAACCCACCATCGGTCGTTCCCCCGATTACGTCAAGACTGTAGGTCTTGGTAATCTAACCGTTATCACAGCAAATGGCAAACGAAATTACACTTAATCCGTATGAACAAGCAGAGGGTGAGTTCTCTGCTGAAGAGCTTGATTCTCTGGCAGTTGGTGAAAGGCTAGCTGAGCAAGAGCAACAGTTGTTGGCTGGTAAGTACAAGTCAGCAGAGGAGTTGGAACGTGGTTACCTAGAACTACAGAAACGCCTTAGTGGTAAAGAAGAAGCTGAACCTCAAGAGGCTGAGCCTGAGGTAGAGGAGGAGCAACCTGAGGAGAACAATGAGGTAGATCTCTATGATACTATCATGGAGTCCTACCGTACTGGTGAATGGGACCCTGAACTTGTTAGTAAAGTTGAGGGTATGAACCCTGTTGATGTTGCTAACATGTTCCTTGAGAAAGGTGGAGCACAACAGCCACAGGTACCACAAGCTACCTCAGACGATATTGCACAAATCCAAGAGTCAGTTGGTGGTGACACTGAATACCAGAACATGATTCAATGGGCTGGTCAGAACCTCTCTGAACAAGAGGTAGCAATGTATGATGCTGTTATGGATCGTGGGGACCCTCTTGCTATGTTCTTTGCTGCTCAAGCATTGAATGCACGTTACCAAGATGCTGTTGGTTACGATGGTGAAATGTTGACTGGCAATGCACCACGCAATACTGGTGATGCTTTCCGTTCACAAGCTGAACTGGTAGCTGCAATGAGTGACCCTCGCTACGATAAGGACCCAGCTTATCGTGCTGATGTAGCAGATAAACTGGAACGCTCTAACATTGAATTTTGATGAACGACACTAACATCTTCGCTAAAGAACCTACCATGTACACTGACGAATCCTACACTGTGCCTCACAATGAGCGTGCTGAACTCCTCAACGGTCGCCTTGCTATGCTTGGCTTCGTGGCTGCTATTGGCGCTTATATCGTAACTGGTCAAATCATTCCTGGAGTACTCTAATGCCCCTTAAGAAAGGCACTTCTGATAAGACTGTCTCTGCTAACATCCGTAAGATGAAGGCAGAAGGTTACCCTCAGAAACAAGCTGTGGCTGCTGCTCTCAGCAGTGCTGGCAAGTCCAAGAAAAAGAAAAAGTAATGGCCAAGGCTAAAGGTAAACCCTGTGGATGTGGTCATGGCGGAAAGAAAAAGTAACGTCAGCCTAAAGATTGGTGTACATAAGTCACGTACTGGCGGCCTTACGGCTGCTGGGCGTGCCAAATATAACAAGGCTACTGGCTCTAACCTGAAGGCTCCACAGCCTGAAGGAGGGCCACGTAAGCGTTCCTTCTGTGCCCGTATGGGTGGTGTGAAGGGACCGATGAAAGACGAGAAGGGACGGCCTACTCGCAAAGCACTAGCCCTCCGTAAATGGAAATGTTAAATGGCTAAGCCTGGTTTGTACGCTAACATTCATGCTAAGCGTATGCGCATCAAAGCTGGTTCTGATGAGAAGATGAGGAAGCCTGGTTCTGCTGGTGCTCCTACTGCTGCTCAATTCAAGAAGGCAGCTAAAACAGCTAAAAAGAAGTAACTATCATGCCTAAAGTCGGAAACAAAGAGTATCCCTATACTCCTGCTGGTAAAGCAGCAGCTAAGAAGGCAGCCGCTAAAGCTGGTAAGCCTGTTAAAATGAAGCCCTCTAAGAAGGGTTACTGATCGATAGAGGTTCAGCCCCTAGCGAGTAGTGCTGAGCCTTCAAATGAGTAGATGGAAATATCAATGTTCCTTGCTATCTTATTATGATCCCTCTTCTAACTACTCTGTCGGTGATTACCTCATGGTATGGTCCAGGCTTTAATGGCCGCCTTACTGCGAGTGGATCTCGGTACAATCAAAACGGCCTTACTGCAGCGCACAAGACACTCCCCTTTGGCACACGCTTACGTGTATGTCTGAAGAGGTGTGCCGTGGTGACGGTCAACGATCGCGGACCCTACATTCATGGTAGGAGTCTTGATCTCAGTAAAGGTGCGGCTGATGTTATCGGTCTCACTGCCTCTGGAGTTGGACGAGTTAAAGTAACACGTCTTAACTAACTTCATGACTACTGCAATTGCAGCTCCACAGTCCCGGACTAACATCTGGGACTCTTACTTGAACTGGGTAACCAGTACAAACAACCGTCTTTATATCGGTCACTTTGGAGTCCTTATGATTCCAACACTGTTGGCCGCTGCTACATGTTTTATCATTGCATTCATTGCGGCTCCCCCTGTCGATATTGATGGCATCCGAGAGCCCGTTGCTGGGAGTTTAATGTATGGAAACAACATCATATCGGGAGCCGTCGTTCCGAGCAGCAATGCCATCGGACTACACTTCTACCCAATTTGGGAAGCTAATTCACTTGATGAATGGCTCTACAATGGGGGTCCGTTCCAACTCACAGTGTTCCACTTCCTCATTGGCATCTATGCTTACATGGGACGAGAGTGGGAACTTAGCTATCGATTAGGGATGAGGCCCTGGATCTTTGTCGCATACTCTGCCCCGGTGGCGGCTGCTACCGCTGTATTCCTTGTCTATCCCTTTGGCCAAGGAAGCTTCTCTGATGCTATGCCTTTGGGTATCTCGGGAACCTTCAACTACATGCTTGTCTTCCAGGCTGAACATAACATCCTTATGCACCCCTTCCATATGCTTGGAGTGGCAGGTGTATTCGGTGGGTCTTTGTTTAGCGCGATGCACGGCAGCTTGGTTACGTCTAGTCTTGTTCGTGAAACGACTGAAGAAGTATCTCAGAACTATGGATACAAGTTTGGTCAAGAAGAAGAGACGTATAACATCGTTGCCGCTCATGGCTATTTTGGACGTCTGATCTTCCAATATGCAAGTTTCAATAATAGCCGTAGTCTTCACTTCTTCCTTGCTGCTTGGCCTGTTGTTGGTATCTGGTTTGCTGCTCTGGGCGTTTCGACCATGGCTTTCAATCTTAATGGTTTCAACTTTAACCAAAGCCTTGTCAGCTCTGAAGGGAAAGTGATCAACACTTGGGCTGACATTCTTAACCGAGCTGGTCTTGGTTTTGAAGTGATGCACGAACGTAATGCTCACAACTTCCCACTTGACCTTGCTGCTGCTGATTCCACCCCTGTAGCACTCACTGCTCCTACTATTGGTTAATCATGGCACGCGCTAATCCCTTTGATCCGAAGGTGTCTTCGGTTGACGTACATTATATTGGTAATCCCGCCAATAACCTTTTCTATTGGACTAGTCAGTTCCCTTGGGTTGCCCCATATCCTGGCGGTCAAACCACAACTGAGATGAGCCCTAAGGGTTCTATCAAGTATCCTGACGGTTCTTCTCCCACAGCTCCGTAAGGTATAACCTTTAATAAGGGAATCTCTTATTAAAACTTGGACCTTAACTTTTAATTGGACTGGAGGCACCTCAGAGTAGGACCTCCTTTTCTTTGGCTGAGGCCGGTTACGACCGATACCCTTAGTCATGACAGTCGGAGAGACGACAACAAAAAGACAACAAAAATTCTAAGCGCTTAGAGAGGACTACATCGTAAACAACTCTCTCTTAAACTATTGTGGCTAACACTCTTGTAACTCCTGTAGGTCGGATTAATAATACTAGTTCGACCCCCCTTGCTCTTGGTACTGCTTATGATACCAAGTACGCAACTTATCTGAAACTGTTCTCTGGCGAGATGTTCAAGGCTTATGAAAGCTCCACCATCGCCAAGGGCACTGTGCAAAGCCGTACCCTGAAGAATGGTAAGGCTATGCAGTTTATCTTCACTGGCCGTATGGAAGCGGCTTACCACGAGCCCGGCACTCCGATCCTGGGCAGTGGTGATCCTCCGGTGGCAGAGAAGACCATCGTCTGTGATGACCTTCTCATCTCTAGTGCATTCGTGTATGACCTGGATGAGACCCTGGCTCACTATAGCCTTCGTTCTGAGATCGCCAAGAAGATTGGTCATGCTCTGGCTGAGGCTTATGACAAGAAGATCTTCCGTCAGATCGCTAAGGCTGCTCGTGAAGCTCACCCCATCACTGCCGCTCCTGGTCCTGAGCCCGGCGGTTCTGTGATCCAACTGGGTGTCACCAAAGAGTATGATGCTCAAGCCCTGGTTGATGCCTTCTTCGAGGCTGCTTCTATTCTCGATGAGAAGAACCTGCCTAAGCAAGGTCGTACCGCTGTTCTCAGCCCTCGCCAGTACTATGCTCTGGTGTCGCAAGTGGATAGCAACATCCTCAACCGTGACTATGGTAACACCAACGGTAACCTGCAGTCTGGTGAGGGTCTCTATGAGATCGCTGGTATCTCCATCAAGCGCTCCAATAACCTGCCCTTCCTGGCTGGTAGCGTGTCTTCCGTCAACGGTGAGAACAACGACTACTCCGGCGACTTCAGCACCCACTGTGGTCTGATCTACTACAAGGATGCCGCTGGTGTTGTGGAAGCTATGGCTCCTTCTGTGCAGACCACCTCTGGTGATGTGTCTGTGATGTACCAGGGTGACCTGATCGTGGGTCGTCTGGCTATGGGCTGCGGTACCCTGAACCCCGCTGCTGCTATTGAGCTGCAGTCGGCTCGCTCCTGATAAAGGAGAGATAAAATGGGACTCGCTACTGTTGATGGTGTTGGCGTAACTACTAGCCAAACCTATAATCAACGCCCTCCTATTGAGCCTGGTCGTGAAGGTGGTACGGTTGTTACCGTAACTCGCCTTGGTGGTGGTACTGGTCAAGTGGCTGGTACTAAAGCTACCACCGTTAACAACATCAACGGTACTGGCTGTACCATTACTACTACTGTTACTGATGGTGTAGTAACTGGTCAGACTGTAGCTGCTGGTGGTGATGGCTATCGCGTTGGTGATGTGCTGTCGGTTGCTGGTACTACTGCTGCCACCTTCCGTGTTGACACTGTTTCTTATACCAACTAAGGTACTATCTAATGGCTAATCTTTCTACTGCTGCTGGTGGTAACGGTGTTGCTGGTAACGTTAACTTCGCTACCCGCACCGTAACTGGCGCATACGCTTCTACTTATGCTGATAACGGCAACCTGGCTGTCTCTGACAACCACGCTGTTCGTCGCTCTGTGTCCCGTACGCATGGTGGTGCTACCGCCTCTGGCGTGTTCTCGGAGACTCAGTGCCTCCGCTATGCTTACTCTGGTGTTGAGTCCGATGTTCCGGCACTTGACGCCAGCCGTACTGCTGCTTAATTAGTATAAATGGGGATCCTTTCGAGGGTCCCTTTTTTTTAATTCTCCTATAACATCATTGTTATGCCGATAACCAATAACGCTCAGGCTGAGCTACAAGCTGTTAATGAAATTCTGGCGTCTATTGGTCAGGCGCCTGTTACCACCATCGAGGCACAGACCATCACGTATGAAGATGGTTCTACTGTCGAAGCTGTAATCAACCCGGAAGTTGCAATTACTTACGAGACTCTACAACAAGTCTCACGGGAGGTACAGGCAGAGGGGTGGACATTTAACCGAGAGGTTGAATACCCACTCACTCCAAACACTAGCGGTTATCTAGAGATGACTGGTAGTATGCTACAAGTTGATCTAAGCGATACTGTTGCTAATAGTAACTACGACACTGTTATTAGAAACGGTAGACTCTATGATCGGATCGGCCACACTGATGTATGGGATACTACCAAGACCTATGAGGTAGATGTGGTGTGGTATTACGACTTTGCTGATCTCCCTCAGGTCTTTAGGGACTACATCACATCACGAGCAGCTACACGTTGTGCTATTCGTCTTGTTGGTGATGTTAACCTTACCCAGGCTCTTGCTTCATTCGAGACATGGCGTAGGGCTAACTGTCTTGAGTATGAATGCAACGAAGGTGACTACACTATGTTTGGCTTCAAACAAGGTGATGGATTCTACAATAGTTATAAACCATTCAAGGCTCTTACACGATGACAGCAATCTCTCAACGTATACCTAACTTCATTGGTGGTGTTTCCCAACAGGCTGATGAGAAGATGCTGTTGGGTCAAGTCAAAGATGCTGTGAACTGCTACCCTGATATTACCCTTGGTATGCTTAAGCGTCCTGGTGGTAAGTTCATTGGTAAGCTTGCTAGCCTCACTGCTAGTACCTCTGACTCAACTGCATGGTTCAGTATGTTTAGAGATAACCAAGAGAAGTACATTGCTAATGTTACCTCTGCTGGTGTCGTTAAAGTATGGAACCTGTTGACTGGCTTAGCTGGTACTGTTACATATCCTGCTGGTAAGCAAGCATCTATTGAAAGCTATCTCACAGCTACTGATTATCGTAGTATCAAAACTCTTACTATTAACGACTTCACCTATATCGTCAACAGTGAGAAGGTAGTTACTGCTAAGGCTGCCCCATCATGGAATGCTAAGCGTCAAGCTACTATTATCATTGCTGGTGTTGAGAACGATGCTACTTATACAGTTACAATCGGTGGCTCTACTTTTACCTATACATCACCAGCACCTCCTGTAGCACCTGCAACAGCACCTACTGCAACCATTGCTATTGTTGCGGCTGGGCTATCTGCTGCCATCACAAGTGGCTTTACTACTAAGACAATCATCGATAACACCATCTACCTTACCTTTAGTTCAGATACTGATGTGTCTGGTAATGCAGGTATTGATGGTAAGAGTATTCGTGTATTTCAGGATTCAGTAGACACATTTGCACGGCTACCTGAGCAAGCGAAGCATGGTCAAGTAGTTAAGATCAACAACACTTCAGCTGGTCAAGATGACTACTACCTGAAGTTTATTGCTGATGATGGTAACAGTGGTAAGGGTTATTGGGAAGAGACAGTTGCACCTAACGTCAGCACTGGCCTAAATGAGGCTACAATGCCTGTTGCATTGATCCGCACTAGTGTTAGCCCATTGACATTTAGAGCCACCTTCCTGGACGGCTCAGAGACCGTTAACAACCTTCCTTTGCTATGGGAGCCGCGGTTGGTTGGGGATACTGAATCCAACAGCCACCCATCCTTTGTTGATAACACCATCCAGGATATCTTCCTATTTAACAATAGGCTTGGGTTCCTGACTGAAGATAATGTCTCCATGTCTCAAGCCGGAGATTACTATAACTTCTACCACAAATCTGCTACTACTATCACTGCTGCTGATCCTATTGATCTTAGCTGTGCTAGTATTAAACCAGCTACTGTTCGTTCAGTTGTACCAGTCACTCAAGGTCTACTCTTGTTCAGTGATAGCCAACAGTTTCTTATGGAAGCTGAGAATGGTGCTTGGACTCCTGCTAACTGCTCTATCAGTACTATCGCTAACTATGAATGCGATCGTTACATCAAACCAATTGATCTCGGTTCTACTGTCTTGTATGTTAGTAGGAACCAGAGTTGGTCTAGAGCATTTGAGATCTTTGTTAGAGGACAACGAGAAACACCTAGCGTAACTGAGACCACTAAGATTGTCCCTGAGTGGATGCCTAACGGTATTACAGATACCACTGGTAGCGCCCAGAATGGCCTGTGGGTGGCCTCTGGCCGTACGTCTAAGTACTTGTATATCCATAGGTACTACGAGCAGGGTGAAGAGCGTCCTATGGCTGCTTGGGTGAAGTGGTTGCTTCCCTCTAATGTCATCCATACAGCTATCCAGAACGACATCCTCTATGTACTAACTAGTGGTACAGAGGGTTACATACTGACTCAACATAAACTTGTCCTTGCACCTAGCACAGGTGGACTCATTAACATCTTTGGTAATGCAGTTGACCCCTATCTTGATTCATGGTGTGAAGTAACTGATGTAACGATGGTATCACCAGTACCCCCTACTGCACCAACCTATAACCAAGTTAATGATACAACTAAAGTATATCTACCTACCTACTTCGATACTACTGAGACAATCAGATATGTGGTTGGCCTGAAGAAAGTACCACCTGTTGGTACAGAATCTGGTTATACCAATGTAGCTACACTCCTAACCGATGGCGGTGGTGTCTACTTCAATATCCCTGGTGATGCTAGCGGTAGTTACATCTATGTTGGGTATGAGTACAACATGGAGATAATACTCCCTAGGTACTACTATAACATGGGTCAAACAGGTGTTGACTTTACTGCTGTTACTACCACATCTCGTATGGCATTCTATACAGGTCTTGGTGGTGATATCTATTTCAACCTAAAGGACCGCACTAGGTCTGAATGGTATAATGTCAATGGTGCTAAGATTGCTGATCTTTACACTGCTGATACATCTCCATTCCGTGATGTCTTTATTTACAAAGTTCCAATCTATCAAAGGCCAGACAACTATACAATGAAAGTAACATCAAATACTCCGTTCCCTGTTAGTCTTGTGTCTATGCAGTGGGAGGGACAATATGCACCTGGCTTCTATCGGAGGACCTGATTATGATACAAGCTATCCTCGGGATTGGTAGTGCTATTATGGGCGGCCTAGCTGGGCAAGCTGAGGCTGATGCCCAGAATGCTGCTATTGAAGCCCAGTATAAATACAGCACTCAAGCTTGGCGCTATGGTAAACGTAGCACCATGGCTGATTGGCGTCACAGTACTAAGCAGTGGCGCCTTAATGAAAAAAACGAAGAAACTCTTGGTGCATTCAAAGATGCTACCAACCTACAAGACTGGCTCTACAACTTAAAGATTCAAGACTTTGAGTATGCCTCTCAGATGAAGCAATATGCTAAGTCTGAGAAGATCTACGGTCAACAACTTACCTTCAACCAGATGGCACAAGCTGCCGCTAATGAAGCCGAGTACCGTAAGTTGGAAGACTCCATGAAGGAGATGGCGTTCCAGAACCAAGATATTGTCATTAAGGCACTGCAGTCAGAAGGTGTTGCTGCTGTTAAAGGTCAGCAAGGTAGGAGTGCAGAAAAGATGGAGCAAGCTGAGTTTGCTGCTCTTGGTCGTAACCAAGCAATCCTTGCTGAGTCATTACTCAGTGCTAAGGCTGATACATCTACTGCTTTGCGTAAGATCGCTAATGATAAGTATGGTGCAGATCTTGCAGCAGAAGCTAGTCGTATGCTGCGTCCTGATCGTCTACCGCAACCGCCTAAGCCGCTTACTACACCACGTGCTGAGTACCTCGCTCCACGTAAACCTAAGAAGTTTGACTTCGGTCCTAAACCAATTAAAGGTGCTATGGCATCGTCTACTGGTGCATGGATGGGAGCAGCCACTCAAGGTCTAAGTAGTATTGCTGGTGCTATTGGTAGCTCGGGAAGCAAGTACGATTTTACACTTGGAGGAAGGACAAACGCTTTAGGTGGAGTGTAATCACTAACTAACATTAAAAAATGGATCAAGTAAGTTACAGAGGGTACGCCCGGAGTATAGGTTTCGATCCTATTAAAGCACCTACGGAAGGTCTTGCTCGTATGCAAGAACGCGACAACCGTATCATACGTGGTATGGAGGATAACCGTAGGGAAATTAAGCAGGTACGAGACGAGTATGGTGCTGGTCTGGAGCGTAAGCTCAGCATTGAAGCACGAGATCGTGATCAAAACTATCAGTGGGAGAAGAAGCTTGCTGAGCAGCGTCAAGAGGCTATCAGTAAGAATGCTCAAACACTAATTCAAAGTGAGCTGCAGCGTGGCAAGAACGCAGAAGCTACATTTGAAAGTCTAGCTAAATTCAGCACAACACTTACCGAAGGCCTTACTGAATATCGTAAGGCTAAGGAAGAGTCTGATATGATGTCTGGCTACATGGAAGTAGCTACAGGTGGTCTATCACCCCAACGTCAACAAGCAGTAGCTGGTGCTGAGACACTACTTAAGCAAAGTGGTGAAGCTCAGGATCAAATTGCTGAAGGCTTCCAGGCAAGAGGATTGGATCCTGTTGTTGTTACAAGTCTCCTTAGTGGTAATAAGGCACGTGACTACGGTCGCCTTAAGGCACACATGGAGATCATCAGTGCTGAGTTCCCAGCTTATGCTCAATCCAAATTGGATGAGATGGGAGCTGTTACTGCAGCCGATCGCACTGCAGCAATGCAGAGCATCTTTGGTGACTTCCTAAAAGAAAATGGTGTGTTTGGTTTGAGTGCCGACTTTATGGCACCTGCCCTTATGAAGATGAGGGGAACCTATAACTCATACATTGAAGCCGCTAGGAAGTCAGATGTAGTTAACAAGTCCTCTATGATGCGTGATGACGCCCTTAGTGGTATGTCACGTATCAAAACTGGTGAAAGCCTTACTGAAGCATTCAGGACCGCTGCACGTAGCTATAGGGAAGATGGTGTAACACCAGTTGGTAATGCAGATGCTAAATCTGCTATCTTCAAAGAACTTGCTGATACCACTCGTTACTCAGATGCTGATGTTGAGCGTATGCTCAAAGAAGCTCAAACAGATCAAGGTAGTTGGTTTGACCGATTCCCTCGTGATGTTGATGACCTTAGGAATGCTCGCATGAAGGATCAGGAAGCTGAATTCCAGCTTGTTGATGCTCAAGAGCGACGTGAGCTTAAGCGTCAAGAGGATCAGCTACTTGATTGGGTCAGTAATAACAACCCCAATGAAGAGACACTTACTTCTATTATCAAAGAAGCTAAGACAAAAGGTATCTCTACTGATCGTCTACAGGCATATCTTGCCTTTACTACTGAACAACAGAATGCTGACTTCTGGGGTAAGCAGTTCCGTGAGCAGTACGAACAAGGTACTCTCACTGCTGAAGATGTGGATCAACCTGGTGTACCCATTGAGGTGCGTGAGACATGGCGTACACGTGCACAGCAGCTGGATCAACAACGGTCTGACTCTGGTATCAAACAAGAGACTATTAAGGCAGAACTGACTGATGCTCTTAAGCAGAACCTGATTGGTGATAGCACTAGCCGTAGTGCACACTATAGTCTGCGTGGTGCTTCTGACTATGCTCTCAAGTTGTACAACCAGAAGTTCAAGCAATACGCTAAGACGATGGAACCTAGCGTTGCTGCTAATAAAGCACGCCTGGATGTGCTTACAGCTATTGAGAACAAGAAGGGTGCATTCTCTGTTATTGGGTCATCTGAAGCTGCTACAGGTAAGACGCAAGCGTTCTACGCTGCATTCACACCTGGTAAGCATCCTGGTGCTCCAGCTACTATCAACGTTATTACAACGTCTGAGGTTATCAAAAAGGTACGTGCCAACAGTAATATAATCAACACTCAGGTACTGGCTAGCCCTGCTCTCCTCAAGGATATCGATAACCGCATTGCTAGCGGTAAGCCTATCTCTATCCCACAGATCTACACTGATTTGTCTCGGGCAATGCCTGGGATGACTCCTACTCAAATCCTTAATGCACAGCTTAAGGCAGCAGGTCTTACTCAACAAGTGCGTCCTGGCTTTAGGGATCAATTGAACCAGATCAATGATCCGGTACTGCGTCGTATCTTAGATCAACCTCTTACTCAAGATCGCCTTAACACTACTATCATTGGTAGTGGTAATGCACCTGCTACGGTACGTACAGGCAACAGTGGTTACGCTGATGTACAAGCGTTAGGTACTGCATCTGGCTTTAAGTTCCCTCAGGTAATGGCTGCTATGTGGGCACTAGAGAGTGGGTGGGGTAAGTACACCAGTGGTAAGAATAATGTGTTTAACATTAAAGCACGCCCTGGTCAAGGTACTATGAAGAATGGTTCCTATTGGAGAGACTATGCTTCCCCTCTGGAGTCTGCTAAGGACTTCATGAGCCTCATGACTGATCCTAGGTATGCTCCTGGACTGTCACGTGCTAAGACACCACGTCAAGCTATCGAAGCTATTGCCGCTGGTGGTTATGCTGGTGGTGAGGCTGCTTATCCTAGTAAGATCATTCGTGTGATGCAGCAGATGGGCGTAAACGTTGATCAACCCTATACGCCTGCTGCTACTCCTGCACGTAATCAAGCATTCATGCGTCCTACACTTGCTTATATCACTGATAACATTGGACCTACTTCTACTGGTCCCCACCTAGATGTTAAACAACAAGACAACCCAAACACACCTCAGAATGAGTTTGCTAGGGAGTTCTCAGCTAAGGCACTTGATAACTTTGTTGTTGTTGATGACCCTCAATTTGGACGTGTTCCTTTGAGTCGTATTCCTGTTACTGATACCTTTGCTGGTCATGTAGCCCGTGGCTCTCACGGTATTGACTACGGTACAGCTAAAGGTTCTAAAGTGTTCCTGCAAAACGGAGCACGTATTGTATCTAAATCTCGCACACAACACGGAGATAAATTGGTTATTCAACTGCCGGATGGTCGGCGTTTCAGTTTCTTACATGGTAAAACCTTATGACACAAACCCCCTATGTTGACGAAGAAGAACTGAAGCGTCTAGAAGATGAAGCTCTTGCTGAAGAGAGGGCTTTACAGCAGGCAGCTCCAGCTTATAGCCCTAAGACTGCTCCACAGACAATGTACAAGGAGGCTACACCAGCTGAGAATAAGGCAGCTGGTAATGTCCAACCTGTTAAGTCTCCCCAACAGCAAGCCGTCCAACAACTTACTGGTGGTGGTCAACAGCAACCACAACAACCACTTAACCGTGGTAGTGGTTTTATCTACGGTAGTGGTGATCCTAACGCTACCCTTGGCGAAGATATCGGTACCTACGCCCAACGTACCCTTGAGGGACTTGGTTCAGTCGGTATGGGTATCATTGACTTTGGTATGGATGCCATTGGCCGCATTCCTGGTGCTGAGTGGATTGATGACGCATGGGATGCTAAGACTAAATTTAAGAACCCTGGCTTTCAAAAGGTAAGGGAAGTATCTTCTGTTCTTGTACCTAGTATTGGAGTTGGTGCTGCATCACGTATTGGTACTGCTGGCATGGCCGGTGGTCCTGTTGCACGTGGTCTTACGGCACTTGGTATTAACGTTGCTGGTGATGTTGCTGTTAACGCTATTAGCGATCAATCTGAAGGTGAGACAGTATCGACGATTGTGAAAGAGGCAGCACCTTGGTTGCCTGTACCTGATGCCCTTGTGGTGAAGGACAGTGATCCTCCTGAGGTACGTCGCCAAAAGACCATCTACGAATCAGCTGGTATTAGTATCGTTGGTGATATCATCGGTTACTCAACGGCTGCAGGTCGTGGAGTAATGGATTGGTTTAAGCCTAAGGATAAGGTAGCTCAGGAGTTCATGGCTTCTGAAGTACTGGTTAATGCTGATGCACCTACTGCTACCCGATTGTCTGAGCTTGACACTCGTCGTATGGAGCTACAGCAACAGTTGGATCAGGTAGCTGCTACACCAGCTCTTGACCAAGAGACACTTAGAGCACAACTGGATATCATTGGTGAACTACAGAGTCAAATTAAAGCACTTGATAGTGAGGGCGGTAAGCTTACCCAACAGTACACCAACACCGGTGCCTCAGATCTCACTGAGAGCCCTCTAGAATCGTTTGTAGAGCGTCAACAGGTAAGCCGTGATAGTCAGATCGATGAGGTAGGTAAGGGACGCCTTATGGACGATCCTGAAGGGGCTGGTGGTGTTGATCCAATGGTCACTCCTACTATGTTTCCTGAGGGTTCTACTGCTGCTCTTAGCATTCCTCCTGGTAGTATTGCTCGAAACATGGCTGATACTACTGCTATAAAGCTCGGTACAGCGAGTGGTTCACCTGCTCCTATCTTGTCTGAACGTGCTTACCATGACCTCAGTAAAGGTAATGCTGTATCCCGTAACATCATTGAAGACCTAGCTGAAGGTACTCGTGCTACTGGTGACTTTGATGCTATTGTCGATGGCTTTAGGTACACCAAAGCTCAGATGAGTGATGCAGCTTGGAAGATTTACAATGACATTATCGGTACTGATAAGGTATCTGATCTCAAGAAACTCTTCCTTGATAACCGTGATGTGAAGAACTTGCTTGATGGTCGTTCCATTAAGTATGTCAATGATGTACAAGCAGAAGCTATCGGTTTTGCTATGCGTGAGTTGACTGATAAGTACATCGGTCAAGTTGTTACTGAGACATCAGCTCGTGTCATGGATACCGTAGGACGTGAAGTAGCCGACATTGCTGAAGGTTATAAAGCATTCCCTGAGACTGCTGACCTTAGCCGTACTACTGAGATGCTTGGTGATCGCCTAGCTTTCCTCATGGAAGAGTACGCTCTCAATAAGTACATCGCAGGTTGGTCACTTAAAAACCAAGATCGTTGGCAGAAGTTCCTCAAAGAAGCACCTGATAAAGAGGCTGCTATTAAGCAGATCACTGAACAGTTTGACCTTAAGGTGCAAGAGAAGAATGCTCAGGCACAAGGTTATCGGGATATGATTCGTAGGATTGCTACTGAACGTCCTGATGCTGCACAACCTCTTATTGATGCCTTTGCATTGTCTAGGGGTGATGTAGATACTCTTGATAAGCTGATGAAGTGGAGTGCCAATCAACTTAGCCCCATGGGTCTCCTTAAGAGTGGTGATGAAGGTCTAAATGCCTTTGCACAAGGTGTATGGTCAGTTCGTTACAACAACATGTTGTCTGGTATCTCTGCTCTCAAAGCTATTACTGGTAACACTGTTGCTCTTACCCTCCGTACTAGTAACGCATATCTTGGAACTGGCATCGGTGCATTGATGGGTCGTAACACTGTTGATGATCTTCGTAAGGCTACCCATGTCTATGGTTCATTCTGGCAGACTAATAAGCGTGCACTGAACGATTCCTGGGATACCTTTAAGCGTACCTGGAACAACGGTAAGTGGGGCAATGATGGCCAGATGGATTTCCGTGAACTTGCACGTGAAGACCTTGTGACTGACTACAATCCTAACCTTTGGGATACCCTGGCCGATATGGAACAGGTATGGGAAAAGGATGGCAACTGGGGTCGTCTTGCTCAATACCGCTTTGCTAGGTTTATGTATGACCTTGGTAACTGGCGGTGGTTTAAGTACGGTACCAATGCTATGATCAGTGCTGACTCCTTTGTGCAGACTACTGTAGCCTCTCAGATGGCTCGTGCTCGTGCATGGGATGAAATCTCTAGTATCGGTTACAAAGGTGATGAACTAGCTCAACAGCTGGCTAGGGCTGAGAAGATGGCTTATGATGAGTCCTTCGATGCTCTTGGTAACCTTACCGACGCTGCTGTTAAGAATGCTGCTGGAGAGATTGCACTTAACCTTGACGATGAGACTGCTATGTGGTTGACTCGTGGTATTAACAAACTGCCGATCCTCAAGCCATTCTTCATGTTCCCCAAGACTGGTGTTAATGGTGTCAAGGCTGCTATGTCTTACACGCCTATCGCCACTCTACCTGGTATGAACAGGTACTCCAAAGTGCTGTGGGCTGGTGATGACATCGATAAGATCAAAGAAGCCCTAATGGAGCACGGTATTGCGTATGATGGTGTACCTAATGGTATGGCTATCTTTAAGGGCCTTGAGGCTGAATATCGTGGTCGTGTAGCCTTTGGTGCGCTGTTGTCCTCCTCTATGCTTGGCTATGCCCTTGGTGGTAACATCCGTGGTAATGGTCCTGTTAATGCTGGTGAGCGTAAGAAGCTCCGTGATAACTTTAACTGGCAACCTAAGACCATCAATGTTGCTGGTAAGTGGGTGAGCTATGCAGGTTATGAACCACTCGATACTATCTTGACTCTTGTGGGTGACCTAGCTTACTACTCCCGTGACATTGGTTCTACTCTTACTGAGTCCTTTGTGGATAAGTTGGCATGGACACTCTCTGCTACCTTTGTCAATAAGTCCTGGGTGGCTGGTCTTGAGCCTGTGGTAGCTGTTGCTAACGGTGACGAAACTGCTATTACACGTTTCCTTGCTAATGAAGTACGAGCTGCTATCCCTATGTCCGGTGCGCTTGGTGTTGTCAATAATGCCATCACAAGTTCCCAGAAGGACATCTATAACGACCTTGTAGGTTATGTGACCAATAGGGTTCCTGGCTTCTCTAGTCAACTGCCTGAACAGATTGATATCTACACAGGCAAGCCTCTCAACGACATCGATAACCCAGTACTACGTGCTCTTAATGCTGTTAACCCAGTCAAGATCAGTGAAGGTACTGAGCCTTGGCGTCAGTGGTTGATTGATAGCGGTTGGGATGGTGTTCAGATGATTCGTAAGGACTCCTCCGGTAACCACGAATACACCCCACAGGAACGTGAAGTGCTCTATCGTTATATCGGTGAGCAACAGCTGTGGAAGCAATTCGACAAACTTAGTAAGAACAAGAAGTACAACGATCAACTAGATCGTATCCGTGCTATGCGTGTTCAGGGTCGTCCATCTGAGGAGATCCAAGCAGCTCAAAGTGAAGTCTATTCAGTAATGAATGATATCATGTCTCAAGCTCAAAAGGCAGCTGAGCTTCGTATGCAGCAAGAGAATGAACCGATGTGGCGCTCTATTCAAGAATCCCTGACCAATAAGAATCTTATGAAACAGGGTCGTATTGATGACGCTGCTAGGGCTGCTGATCGTCGTAAAGCAGAAATTGAGCGGCTAACCCAAATGTACCGATAACCTTAAATGGCAACTACACAAAATACATTCAATGGCAATGGGTCCAATTTGGGACCCTTTTCTTTTTCTTTTAAGTGGCTTGAATCTACTGATATTAAAGTTAGTGTTGGTGGTGTACTGAAGACTGCTGGTACTCACTACAACCTGCAAGGTCTTAACTATACGACTAAGATTGGTGGTCAGGTCCTGTTCACTGCTGGTAATGCACCACCAATTGGCACAGGTAATATCCGTGTTTACCGTGACACTGATGACGATGCGCTATCTGCTACGTTCTCATCTGGTTCTGCTATTCGAGCTAAAGACCTAAATGATAACTTCACCCAGAGTTTGTACGTTACACAGGAAGTTAACAACAACGCTGTTACTATTGATGGTTCCAACACAATGGTTGGTGATCTCAATATGGGTGGTTATAAGATCATCAATCTTCAGACACCTGCAGCTGATACTAACGCTGCAACTAAAGGTTATGTAGATAGTAAGGTTGGTGCATCTGGTCCTCCAGGTTACACCAACTGGTCTTATACTGCTGTTGGTGGTGAAACAGTTGTTGGTACAACAGGTTCCTTGCTTGAGTATCAAGTAGGTAAAGAACAGGTGTACCTTAATGGTGCACTACAAAGACGTAATACTGGATCTACGGTTCTTCACGATTACCTAGCTAATGATGGTAGGACAGTCACATTCTATGTCCCACTAACTGCTGGTGATATTGTAATGGTTCGCTGCGTCAACTACCTTGCAGCGGATCCAAACGCATCTTATAGTTTCACTCGTTGGACCAAGACAATTGGTGTTGCCGGTGCATCTAGTCTTGGTGGTACTCTACCTGCACAACTTGGTGATGGGTTTGCTATTTTGTCTTATACCGTAGGACGTGAGCAGTTGTTTGTTAATGGTGCGCTACTTCAACGTGGTCTAGATTATACAGCAACAAACGGTACAACTATTACTATCCTTGGACCACTCCTACTTCAAGGTGATATGGTTGAAGTCCACTCAAATAACTCTATCTAATTATTATGACTAATTCAAGAGATTTAGCCAATTTGGGTGGAGGTTTCATCCAAGCTGGTGGTGGTGTGCAGCGCACCGTTGAATCAAAGCTGCAAGATGTGGTGAGTGTGTTGGATTTTATCCCACAAAGTGAACACGCTGCTATTAAGGCTGGTACAAGTACTTATGATGCTACGGCTGCGATTCAGGCTACCTTAAACGCACACCAACATGTAACTATTCCTTCCGGCACTTATAATATTTCAGCATCAATTAAGCCAAAAAATGGGCAACGCTTAATTTTTAAGGGCGGAAAGCTATTCACAACTGGTCCTATTGTTACTGATGAATGTGCAATCAAAGTTGTTGATGCAGCAAATGTAGAAATTTGGAATGCGGACATAGATTGCAATAACGAACCTGCCAATAGTGGAATTATCGTTCGAGAAAATACCAGCAACATTCAAATATATAATACTAAAGTGGTGAGAGCTGCTTGGGATGCTGTGAAGGGTGGAGGTAGGGCAATTATTATTGAAGCCAATACTGGTGATGTTGGTAGAATAATTGTTGACGGTTTGACCGTTAAAGAAGTAGACACTGTAATTGGTATTTTTGGTTCCGCAATTGACGGGATGCGGAAAAATGCTATCGTGGTAACAAACATTGTTGCAAAGACTGTTAATAAACTAATTGCTTTATTTGGGCCAGACTCTGACGCAGCGCCTAACACCGCAGATTTGCAGCAGTCAATTATTACAAACGTGGTTGGGTATGATGTAACCTCGCCAATTCGATACGCTAACGGCTCGGACGCAATTATTGACAACGTTTACGTTTACAATAAAACACTTAGCATTGGTCCTGCCATTCAAGGTTTTGCTAGAAACGTCCGCGTCACCAACTTTGTAATGAATGGCACGGTTACGGCGTTACTTGATGCTTCTCCTTGGTTAGATGACGGTACCACGCCAGCTTTTACACCAGGCACAAATGGCAGTCGTAAATGTCATTACCAAATTACACATCGTGGCACTGCTTCCGCTGCAGTCCTAATTTCACAGTACACTCATAACGGAATTATTTCTGATACAACATTTGATCTAAATGTTGATACCGTAACGACTAACGTACTTGGTAACACTGCTATTAACGTCAATACTACGGTTTACGTTAACCTCTTTAGTGCAGCATCTAGGGCACGAATCAGTGGTTATCTTAATGCTATTGGTACCAAATTAATTTCATCAGCTACACTCCAAGATTTTTTACAAAGTGCGGCATTTCCAACTGATCAATTTTTTCCTGTAATTACAGGTTCAACCAGTGCTGGAACGGCAACATATGCACCTGCGAAAGGTACTTACAGCAAAATTGGAAATGTTGTATTCTTTAATTGCTATCTTACTTGGAGTGGTCACACTGGGACAGGTGACATGAGAGTTAGCGGGTTGCCATTTACATCGTCTTCTACTGCAAACACCCAAACAGCCGTGTCTATTGCATTTATGGATAGTTTATCTTTAACTGCTGGAAACGTTCTATCTGCATATGTAGATGTTGGGCAGACTTATGTAGTTCTTGTGCAAACTCCAACAGGAGGTGGTGGAGCTTCTGGGGTTCCTTTAGATCCTGCTGGCTCTCTTATGGTTGCAGGTCACTATTTAGTTGATTGATTACGGGAAAACCTAAATCACATCTAAAGGTGGAGCACGTTCCCAGCCCACCATCCATCAAACCCTAAGGACATAAACAACAAAAAACACGTAACTAAACCCCATGATTACTATCCTCGGCATCAAAGTGTCCTATGAGGCACTCGCATTCTTTGCACTGTTTATTGGCTCCGAAATTATCGGCGCTTCTAAGCTCAAAGAGAACAGCATCGTTCAAGTCATCCTTCGTGGTATTGAGGCAATCAAACCTCACCGCACTGAGGATGACAAGATTCAACGTATCAAAGATACCTTTAAGTAATCGTCATGGTACTGCTGCCTGTTAAGCAGTATTACCCCCAAACAGATAGTGCAACAGGTCACGGAGATCGGATGTGCTTTAGCTCCACGTGTGCTATGGCTGTCAAGTATCTCCGTCCTGATGCCCTCAAGGGTAGTAATGCTGATGATGATTACCTCCGTACAGTGCTGAAGTATGGAGATACTACAACCTCTACAAGTCAAGTCAAAGCCTGTCAGCAGTACGGTGTCTTTGCTTCTTTCTACACCAATGGTACACGTCAAAACCTTATTAACGAACTTAAGAACGGCTATCCAGTTGCGACTGGTATCCTCCATAAGGGACATGTATCCAATCCGGTGGGTGGTGGACACTGGATGCTACTCATCGGTGACACAGGAGAACATGGTGTCTTCCACGATCCCTACGGTGAGATGGATAACGTCAACGGAGGGTACGTTACTATTGGTAGCGGAGGTAAAGACGTTAGTTACTCCTGGAAGAACTGGCTCCCACGTTGGGAAGTAGAAGGTCGTGGTACTGGCTGGTTCATGACCTTTCGACCCACCACTACACCGCAACCAGAAGCTCCCGTTGAGAACACCTGGAAGGGAGTTATCACTGCCGCCTCTAAGGCAGGTGCTAAATTCCCACAAGTAGTAGCTGCTCAGTGGGCATTAGAGAGTGGCTATGGTAAGCATACCTCTGGTACCCATAATTACTTTGGTCTTAAGGGTTCTGGTACTGACCATGAGACAAAGGAGTTCATTGATGGTAAGTGGATCACCATTACTGCTGGTTTTCTTAACTTCCCTGATCTACAATCCTGCGTATCGTACTTAGTACAACGCTGGTACAAGGACTACAAGAACTATAAGGGAGTCAATAGAGCATCCTCTGCGGAGGAGTGCTGCAGACTGCTAGTTCAAGAGCGATACGCCACCGATTCTCAGTATGCCGAAAAACTAATCCGACTAATGAGGGACAATGTCTAGCACTACTTACAACATAACACCTGGTAGGTTCTCACGGGAACTACCTGTTACAACTCAAGCACATTTCAAAAGCTCTACAGCTACTACCAATTCAACCCTTATTAGGGGTAGTGCTGGCTCTGTCTTTAATATCATCATCCACAATACACATAGTGGTGGTGGCGGTGGTAGTGCTATAACGCTCAGATTCTACGACAAGTCTACAGCTCCAGTTGTGGGTACTGATGTGCCTATGATTATTATCCATGTCCAATCTAACGACTCTAAAGAGATTAACTTCACTAGTGGCATTACCTTTAGAAACGGTATTGCTTATTCTATCACAGCTGGTAATAGTTTGTTAGATACTACTCCTGTCAGCGCTGATGGCGTTCAAGTTTACATCGGGTACATCTAATGATTGAAACTGCTATTGCTGGAGCTATCTCTTTAGTCATTGGTGTTAGTGGTGGCGTCTTGGCTATCAATTCACGATCTACCTCACGTATGGATCAAATTGACAAGCGTATTGACGGTGTTGAACTACGTCTTGCTGAGAAGTATGTACCCCGACAAGAGCTAGCTAACGCCTTACAAAAGATGGAGGATCACATGATCCGTATTGAGAACAAATTAGACCAAATCGTACTGAGAAATGGCTAACAAGAAAGCGACGGAGGACATGTTTAATGAACTCCATAACATTGTCACCAAAGAGCTTCTGAACCGAATCAAGAGCGGTGAAGCCTCTACTGCTGATCTAAAGGCAGCTTGTGATTGGCTATCCAAGAACGATATAAGTGGTGTTGCCTACGATGGTAACCCACTTGATAAATTGGCCACCATCATGCCTAAGGTAGACCCTGAACTTATCCAAAAGAGGTTGTATGGCAGGCCGCACGTCTAATTACTACAAGAATAACCCTAAGGCTAAGGCTAAGCGTCTTGAGCAACAAGCTGAATACAACAGAACTAAAGAGGGTCTCAAGATCCGTACTAACGCTAATAAACTAAACCGTAAGCTTGGTACTTATGGTAATGGTGATGGTATGGATGCTTCCCATACAGGTCCCAATAAAGGCAAACTAGAGTCCCCTAAAGCAAACCGTACACGCCCACGTAAGGGTAAGAAGTATGGCTGATCTACTCAAAATCTAGTAATGTGACACCGCTATTTCCTAGTCCTGATCACTACCTCCACAACCTAATAACGATGACAAGCTCTGAAGCAAAAAGGCTACACCGTCGTGCAATTAAAGAATACTTTAACTGTCAATGTGTTTATTGCGGAGAAACTTATGAATTACATGAACTTACACTTGATCACGTTCGCCCTAAGTGTCTTGGTGGCGAAGACCTTACATCAAATCTGGTACCCAGCTGTAGGCAATGTAATCAGGATAAAGGCAGTAGAAATTGGTTACAATGGATGAGGGACACATTCGGTCCTACCAATAGGGAAACACTAATCTTAGCACACATTCGTTAATCATGGACAAAAAGAAAACACTTAAAGAGATGCGTGATGAAATCAATCGAATGATTGAAGCATCTCAAATGCGTCAAAAGGGTCAAAAGGTAACATCTGAAGATATTAAAAGTAACCCTATTGGTACACGGGCTAGGGCAGTTAAGCCTGAAAATTTCCGTACTGATATTGACACAGGTAAAAAGCCTCAACAGTCTAAGGACTACAGTAAAGCAAAAACTTCAGGTACCTACATGGACTCCAATAATAAGCCTTATCCTCCTTCTGCTAATAAGGATAGCAAGCCTCGTCAACGTCCTGGCTCTGGTAAAGAGCGTATGCTGGCAAAGGAAGAGGAAGAGCGTAAGCGTCGTATGCGTGGTGAGTCTAACGTAGTTGGGAGCTAATTATGGCTCCACGTAATAAACCCATCCCAACATTTGATACAGAACCAGATCAGCTATTTAGACTATGGCAAGAGGCTAATAGAATTCCCTCTAGGTATAACTCTTGGGAGGAGCTAAAGGCTGACTTTATGTCTAGGATTGCCGATGGTAAATCTGCCCCACAAGCTCGTAAAGAGATGGGTGTTGATTATAAAAATATCATCGGTAACCCCATCCTTAACATTGAAAAAAATAAGGATACTGGAGCTGTAGAGTTTGCTGAAGGTGGTATGCGTCGTGCTATTCGTGAAGACTTTAACATCGCTGAAGAAAACGAAATACGACGTATACATGGGCAGGAAGAAGTCGATCGATTTAGAGCTGAACTAAAGAACGATTGGAATAATTTGTCTGAAGGTGAACGAGTAG